CCTATGGGCACCCGAATTTGAAGAATGTAATAGTGAGCGTAAAATGTTATTAGAATTTGCAAAGGTGATAAAGAATGTCGATCCTAGTATTATTAGTGGGTGGAATAGTGATAAGTTTGATTTGCCTTTTGTGGTGGATAGAATGGATAGTCTCCAGATACCCACAACTCTTCTATCAAGATTAGAACAAAAGGTCGAACCATATCACACCAATGAAGGTGAAGTATATAGGATACGAGGACGTATCGTAATCGACTACCTTAAAGCATTTAAGAAACAACATTATGGTGAGATGGAATCATACAGTCTACAAGCAGTAGCAGAAGCAGAACTAGGAGCTGGTAAAATTGAAACAGACGAACTTCCTGGAACACTATGGGAGGAACAACGTTATGATGAGCTATTGGACTACAACCGTCGTGACGTCGAAATCATGGTCCAATTGGATGAAAAGCTTAGGGTGTTCGAATTCCTTGACCGGGTTTCTGATATCGCATCCTGCGATTTCCATGACACACTATACAACTCCCGTATCGTTGATTCCTACACACTTAAATATACCTCGGCCAAAGGAATTGTACTCCCTTCTAGAAGATTTACCAATAGACGAAGTGGATATACAGGTGCGAAGGTATTGGACCCTGTCAAAGGAATCCACGAAAACGTCGGTATCTTTGACCTTGCCTCACTGTATCCCAGCATCATCATTACTTGGAACCTCTCGCCAGAGACTCTCAACTCTGACAAAGATGATTCCTGGAACCAGCCAAAAGGGTTGGTGCCAACTCTTCTCGAAGACCTTTTCATACTACGACAAGAATACCGTGACGCGGGACGTGACAACGACCAAAGAGTTGTTAAAGAAATTATGAACAGTTTTTATGGAGTCATGGCATTACCAACGTTCAGACTATATGAACAAAAAGTTGCCAGTGAAACAACAAGACATGGGAGGGAAATAATAATGGAGGCGAAACGATTAGTTGAGGAGGATTTTAATGAAGATATATAATAATCAGGGTTATATGAAGACAACTAAATATAATACACCAATACATAGAATAAAGATGAGAACATTTATTAATATTTTTGAAGATTTATTCCCAGAAGGAAAATGGATAATACATCATAAAGATGGAGATAGTACAAATAATGAAACATCTAATCTATGTATTATGACTGATGGAGAACATTCATCAATACATAATATTGGAAGAATATGTACCGAAGAACGACGTAAAAATCAATCTTTAGGACATCGTGGACAAACTTGGAGTAAATTTCCATATGCACATTATCGAAAAGATAGGGATAAATGGGAAACACGTATAAGATTTTATAACCATATACGAAGATTCCTGTGGTTCGATGAACCAGTAAGTGCATCAATAGTTGGAAAACTCATCGCTGCCGAGGAGGTGAATGGTCATGGGCGTTAAAGTGATCTATGGTCGACACGGATTCAATATTTGTGTCAGGACTTAAAGATAAAGAACAAGGCGACCGTCTTGAAGCATTTATTAATAAAGGATTTGATAATTATGCTAAGTCACAAGGACTCAAAAAACACCGTCTGCGGATTGAATTTGAAGCATTTGCAACTAGAGCAATAATGGTAGCAAAGAAAAGATATGCAATGAAACTAAGTGATGGGAGGTATAAAATTGCAGGATTCCAACTTAAACGTAGTGATGCCCAAATCATTACAAAAGAAGTACAAGAAACCATCCTACACCAGATATTGTCAGGTGCAAACAAAAAGGAAACCAGAGAGTATTATCATAGAATTAAAGATGAAATACTTAGCGGTGAACATCAATATGAAATAGGTATTCCACATAAATTTACAAAGAGGTTAGATAAATATGCAGATAGTTCAGCTATAAGAGGAGCATATTTTAGTAATGAACATCTAGGTACCCATATCGGCGCTGGTGACAAATGTCTTATCTATCATATCAAACAGATAAGAGCAGGATTACCAACCACCACAACATTAGCACTGGAGGATGATATGGAGATACCAGAAGGATATACAATTGATATACGTAAGCACTGGGAAAGAATGGAAAAGGCACTCCTACCACTATTAAACGATTTGGATATATTAGAAAAAAGTAAGCAGGTGAATTTAAGTGACTTCATATGAATATTTTATACCATATAAAAATAGTGGAGGTGTAAAGGATGAAATGTAAAGCATGTGGAGCCCCTATAGTAGAGCGGAACGGAATAGCATACTGCCCATTATGTAGGGTTAAACGGCGTATACCATGCCCCGAAATAGATAAAGAAACAGGTGATTGGATTGGAATGGAACGATAATTATTTTATATCATTTAAACAATGGGGGACTATAGTGGATTGGGATTTCACCAATCATATCCATTGTTTAACATGGCGAGAACACCATAGATATGCTGAAACAACAGTTTATCCTGAACATAAAAATATCAGTATGCACCGTATGTTAATGGGATTTCCAGATTCACATATTGACCATATAAACCATATGGAACATGATAATCGCATGTCTAATTTAAGAGAAGTAACACATCAAGAAAATCATAATAATAGACGTGACCATGGAATTTGGCCAGTGGGTGTATATTATCATAAACGTGATAAACGATTTGTTTCAAGAATTAGAATTAATAACAAACGTTTTGAATTGGGTAGATTTAATGACCCAATAAGCGCTGGAATATTATATGAGGTGGCAAAAGATGATATACTGTAATAAATGTATGGACATGATGCACTTGGATGGGATTGGGTACATATGTGACCCACCCAACAGTGTTAAATTATACTTCTATAAATGTCCAAGATGTAAACATGAACAGTTTAGGGAGGAATCAATATGATATGTATACGTTGTGGATGGAAGATGATAGACCATAGTAAAATTGAAAAGATAGATGGTAAAATAAAAGAATTTACAATATTAAAATGTGACCATTGTGGCCATGAGGTGGAAATATGAATGGAGTAAAATGTGAACTAGGAACCCAATATGGAATGGCAGGCGATGCATTTGCAGTAGCTGATATCATATGGGTAAACGGACAATACTATCAAATGAATATGTACAAGATAGAGGTGGAATAAATGGCATGTGATTGTGACTGTCAAATGTTAAATACAATTAAGGTAATGATTAGACGCATACAAAAATTAGAAATGGAATTGTCACAAATAAAGAGTGATAACTTCATTAATAGTATGGCCAACCGAGATATGCATTATGAAGAGGAGTGTGACTGCGGATGCAATTCGAAGAAATGATAGAACCCATACCATGCATAGACATACATCTAGGAGACCCATCAGACATAGATGCATTCCATAAATATTGGATGGACGTAGTAGACCCACGAGGGGTCTACCTATCCGAACGTGAATCATACCTAATGGATGGGGGGAATTACTATTAAAGTAGGATATGAAATAGTAATAGATAAAGAACACCGATATAGTACAGATATGGTATTAGTAAAATTAAAGAGGTTAATATATGGATTAGATGCATATCCAGGTAATCTAAAAGTAACAATAGAGGTAGAAGACGATGAAGTGTAAAGTATGTGGCCGTGAATATAGTAAATGGAGATTCTGTCTAGAATGTGGAAGTATCAACCACACCTATACCAATAAGAACTACATAGGCGAAGATGAAGAAGAAAAACATCGTAAAATTATACCACCAATATATCATCTAAGAAAGATGAGACAAATCGGATATGATATGACAGACCAACAGGAGTGAATAACTATGATGGGAAAACAAGAACAGTTGACCATGATAAAGTTGTTAGATGCGAAGATAAAGAAGATGTCCAAAGCAAACTCGATGGGACCTAACCTAGATAAACTACTAATAGAAGTAATAGATTTAGAAGAAGACTACCTAATAAGATATGGACGTGACCCTAATGCCCAGCTACGCGACTGAATATGTAGATAAGAAATGTAAAGGATGTGGACAAATGTACGAAATACAGGTATACTATAAAGATAGCCTATATGGAGAATACTGTCCACTATGCTTCCATCACTACTGTCGAGAAAGTACAGATGGAGCTGTAAGATTAATGGAACCTACTAATCTTTTTTTAAAATAGAATCTATAGACCCATAAGTTTAAATACTATGTACCCTATACTATAATTGTGGAAGTACAACTAAAGGGGAACGGGAAACCGAAACCTTTATATGTACCAAAAACAATGTAGTAGTAGGAGAGTACAAAAAATGGTCCGAAACGAAATATCAAACTGGGTTGGCAAAAGAGTTGTCATAGAATGTGAAGTTAGTGTCCCTTGGGATGGTAACAGAGTAGCATGGTGTATACAGGATGGCGTTGTACGCCGAGACGGTTCACCAATAGACCACAGCTGGATACAAGTTAACGATAACGAATGGTGCAGTCAACAGATAGGCCGCAAAGTTCGCCGTGGTGACCGGATACAAATACGTGGAGTCATAGGTCAATACCAAAAAGTCAACGGAGTTGTTGACTACAACATACAAGACATAGACTCATGTGTTATAGTCGGTCAACCAGTACATAACCGATAAGTATATAAGTAGTTGAATACAATAGAATATTGGAGGAGATAAGATGAGCAAGATACAAGTACAAGTAGACGCAGTAGAGATATGGGATATAATTGAACGAGCATGGAAGATAGACTGGAGCATACCAAGAAGTAAGGAAGACATCGATGTAAGTGTCAAGGTCCAGATAGATGTAGTTGGAAGTATCATCCAAGAAGCTATCGACCGTGTACAGATAGAACAAGTGAAGGTTGAATACCCAGCACCAATAGATGACCCAAGTATATGGTAGGAGGAAGATAATATGGATATGAAGGGTGACAATTTAATGCATGCTGAGATGATAATCATAGCATTTATAGCAGTAATTATAGGCATGATAGCCATAGGATTCAGGGGATATATATAATCGATACCTTTATATACTACTTAATACAATGTATATACATCAAGAGGTGAAGCAACATGAACCAAGTCAACGAAATAATACAACATGTAGAACAGAATTGTGATGTAAGAATATTCATAGACCAATTTGCAGATAATGATGAATGTGCATTCTTCATACCAGAAGAACGTGCAATAGGAATCAACCCCAACATCGATGATGCAGAAGCAGTATGCAGTATAATACACGAAGTAGCACATTTCGTTGACATCATAGAGAATGGTCACCAACGCCGAGACATAGATGAAGAAGTAATAGCACATGCAGTAGAAGAAGTAGTCTTCTGGAATGCACCAATACAAGGAGTTATAAGTGAAGTCGAACAAGATATACGAGACGCATACATGTTCAATGGTGTAGTAAGTGTAGATGAAGATGACATAATAGAAGTTGCAGACCGTGTTCGTGAAGTGTGCAACTATTTCTAATAATCTTGCAAATCGAGGTGGTATCTCTATAGGTGTAGGGGTGTAAAAGTTTCGGGAAACCGAAGCCTTTATATACTATCGATGACAATAGTATATTGTAGCAGTACAACAGTAGAAGGCTACTGGGAGCGGCAACCTACAATTAATATGAAAGGTTGACACCGTAAACCTGGGGGGCCAGATAACTCCAATAACTTACGACCGGGTCCCATTGTATGACCAACCAATAAACTACGAATTGGCCTACGACTAAACTCCGATAGAAAAGGAGGATGATATATTATGATTACCAGATATGAACGTTGCCCTATATGCAATGAATACTTATGGCTAGAATGGGGATATTGGTCCTTTGAAGAATGTATCTTTTGGGACTTTTACTTATATCCAACATATGCGAATAGAATGAGAATGTCACATTATAGAGAGGTGGGATTATGATAGATAATAGAGAATGTTGGGGATGTATGAGATACACAATAGTTAGTTACATGGGAATTAATTTTTATGACAGTTGCATGAATTGTCCTAACAATGTAAGAGACATAGATGAAGAAGTATTCAAGGAAGCATACAAGAATGGGACCTGGTATATGAACGCATCCCCTAAGAAGACCCACTGTACCAAGTACAGAGACACTGATGCATTCGCATTAATGTCTATCACCGCTGCAAGTAACTGGAATAAGTCACGTCCAGCACCAGAAGTAGACCCTGCAGACCCAACCAGTAAGTGCATTGAAGCTAAGATGAGAGCAGAATCAAGAGTATCAATCAAGAAGGGTATGGAAGGATACTACGACCACCCAATGAGCCAACCAGAAGAACAAGGTACAACCTATATGGGAGTAGAAGTTATACCATCAGATGTCGAAGAAGCATTAGACAACAACGAAGTACCTGATACCATCTACACCATACAGAAGTATTGTGAAGGTGAGAATCCAGATAGTATCAAGCTCAGAGATATGCTTAACAACATGGACACAAGGTCTAAGAGACTTGCAACCTACAATGTAGCATATAGTAGAATGTTCCTTAAGACATCAAGTCTTAACAGCAGTGCAGATGAAGCAACTGGAAGAACTGGAGCATCAATGGG